TCCCCAGTAGATCTGATTGCCTGTGAAAAATTGACAATAATTTCTTTAGAGGATGTAACTCTTACTACTTTACCAAGTACAGAATATGACTTGTCTTCATTCTCTAAGTTAACATCATATCCTTCTTTCAGAAAATGATCATTGTAGAAAGTAAATTTATGAGAGAAGGAATTTGCATCAATTACCTCCTTTTCAGCAACTTTCCATTTCGTCTTTACATTCAACGAATAGTTATTTGCTTTCTTACCAAAAGCTTCATAACCAAGCGATTTTATTTCAATAGTATCATCTTTTTTGAAATAATACGTATTATCATTCTGGATAAAATCTTTTAATGTAGAAGTAAATCTTACTCTTATCTCTTCTTCAGTATTAATACCAACATATGCATAGGAATATGAATCATATGTTACATTAGCTCCTTTATTAATATTATTACTTACACCACTAACATTAAAAAATTGATTTATAGTTTTACCACTATAAGCAATACCAATGGGATTACCATCTACATCATCGGTCTCCAAATTTCCATATTCTGGAAAATCGATTGTAGAATCTACATCAATAATGGTATCACCAATACTTACATTATTAATAAGTTTTGTGAGAGGATTCGGTTTAAATTCACCAAAAACAGTGCCGTTTATATCTGTATCATTTGGGAAATTAGAATCAATACTGATTTGGTAGTACTGATAGTTATCGTATGGAATACGTTGAACATTTGTTACTGATCCCCTTGCACCACTAAAGTTTTGGAATAGTGTGAGATTCTTAAGTTTGAGGGGATCACCTTGTATTGATTCAACTACAAAATCCTTTGTTACCTTATAGTCAGCATTAGAAGGTGTTAAAAGGAACTCAGAAGGACGAATGATCTCTACATCTTCTCCATATAATGCACGGAAAAGAATTTCGTATGATTGATCAGTACCCTTAGATTGATAAAAACTATCGGAATTGTAAATGAAATTCCTCTCATCCAATCCAGAATAAAAACTTCTATCAGAAAATCCTGGTGTAATTTGTTTCTTTAATTTTTTAAAGAACTGCTGTAGAAAAAGTACGTTAAGATTATAGACAGTCGCACCAGAATCATGTATATCAGTCTCAGTATCAGAAAATGTTAACTCATCTGGTGAACCAACTGTAATATATGTTGTAATTCCACTAAATCCTCTAGAACAATTCTCAAAGGAGGTGGAAGTTTTTGTCTTATAAAATATAATTTCATTATCAATTTTAATGATACCATTGGTATCAACAAATCCATCAGTTGATGTTACATTTACAGTAGTATCAAGATAACTAATGTCATCTGTTAAAGTCGTTGAATTGGAGATATTACATAACTCATCTACCTTCACATATTGATCAATGTTCTCAAGAATATCTACAGGACCACTCTGATACTCCTGAGAAACATAATACTGTTCCAAGAAGTTTGTAAGAAGAGGAAAATCTTCTCTTACGTATTGAGGAAGTTGGCTTGAAACAATTTCCTGAAACTTGACTCTATCTACTGCCATTTGTTCTTTTTATTAGTTAGATGATGTTGTTTCTTATGATACTGTAGTAACAGGATTTCCTCTTACCAACACATTAGAACCATAACTTGAGGAAACAGTATAGTTTGTTCCTGAGATATCATTTCCCGATGAAATGTTATCAACAATAACATCAACTGTTGTATTATTTACATCCAATTGAAGATAGAGATCTTGGAGACCAATCACATCATTTGAATATGGATAAGCAGAGATTTCTACAAGGGGAGAGTTCCTATTCACAATTGTAGAAATGATGTTGATGGGGTTGAGTTTTATCTCACCCTTTATATAATCAATAGTTCCAACATTTTGTTTAACAATAATTGGTTCAGTTGGAGAGTTCAATTTGAATAAGAATAATGTACCTTGTTTTAAGTTGCCGGAAGGTCTATCCCCCAGATATACAGTTCCACTAATACCACTGACACTAAATCCAGAGGATTTGATGTTATATCCAACTAAAGTACCATTAAATACTGCTGCATGACCATGATTCTTCACATTGAACTGATTACCAAAACAAATCTCATACTCGGTAAAAGTATTTAATTCGACTCCCATATCCCTTCTCATACCGATAGTGGTAATATTTGAAGTGATTGATTCATGACTACTATCAATTACTTTTTGGAATTTGGAGTATTTAAATCTTGCTCCAAATTGGTTTAGTTCAGATGAATCAGAATACTTTGCAATATTCTGAGTTACCAAGTCTTGAACAAAGGATGGTGAGGGGGCGAGATTTGTATTGTAATAAACCTCACAATCGGGTTCAACATAAAGATACTTGAGATCAACAATCTCTGTTTGAATACCAGCTACAGAATACTTCTTGATCTGTTGTTTAAGATTACTCTTGATATCACTTGAAAGGAATACACCATTGTATGGTTTAATACTAATGAATACCTTACCAAATGATGGAGGTGTTAAATCTTCACCACCAAATGCAGAAACTGATTCAGCCTCTGGATAAATTTGTGGAATTAAAGCTTCATAGTCATTAGCTGTTACAGCTCTATTCTGAGATGCATAGATCTGTGGTGCATATTTTCTAATGGACTCTACAGATTCAATTGACTTACCACCACCAGATACTTGATCGGTATATACAATTGATACTCCAGAACTAATAGAAGCTCCATTATTAGAAATTAAGTTACCAATAAATGTGAAGTTAGTAATGTTGTTTGCATCAGCACCATTTGAGGTAATATAACTTGCTTCAATATAATTTTGATTATCTAATTTAGTACCAAATATACCATCACCAAATAAAAGTTCATATCTCTCTTGAGAAATTTCTTGAATGAAGTATGATCTAGTAGAACCAGTTACATCAAAAAGACTATTGAAAAGTTCAAACTTTCTTGTAACAGTAGAACCCTCAGTATCTCTTACAACAACACGAATCAGATCTGTATCAATTCCAGAGTTTGGTAAGATGAATTTCTGATTTGGATTACTAGTATCAACAGTAAATGTTTGAGTAATATATGTTCCTTCGTATACTTCAATATTGTTGAATTGTGCTACACCAGTGGAATCAACTGGTACTGTGATATCGTTTGGTATAGAGAATATAAAATTACGTGTCTTATTAACTCCCGTCGATCTAGAGGTTAATACTGCTCCTGCCTTAAGAGTAACAGTGATTGCGGTAGTATTTGATACGTCTACACTGAAAGATACTTTAGCTACAGATGACTTTCTAGATCTAGGAACGTATCCAATATTTCTTGCTAGTGATACTACATTCTCCCTCAATGTAGCACTATCAATAAACACCTCATTTGATACCATGTTGGCATTGTATGAAGTGATGTATGTATTATATGCTAATGCATCGATGATTGTACTTAGATTCGATCCCTCAAAGTCATAATCCGTGAAGTTTGAATTCGCACGGAGATAATCCTTGATGGATGTCTTTATCTGATCAAAATCTAAGTTGCTGAAATTAACTAAAGGCATTTACCTAGTGGGTTGTAATGCAAAGGATAATTGTTGTGTTGATACATCGATACCGATGATGTCATATTTAATCGTGACATTGAATTCATTGTTATCAAAGTCTGGAGTAACAATAACATTTCTTAGAAGAACTCTTGGTTCAAAGTTATTGATTGTATCTTCAATCTCCGATCGTATTGCACTAGTCGTCAAGATATCTAAATTCTCAAATAATAAATTTGTCACATTAGATCCAATCGTAGGTTCGAAAGGTTTCTCACCAGGAATCGTAAAAACTAAATTACGAATCGAACGAGCAATAGCGTTTTCATTTCTCAACACAATTAAATCATCGTTTAATGGGTTGATCTGAAACGTTGCACTAACGTCTTTAAAACCTTGACTGACTCTTTGGACAGGCACTTAATTAATATACAACAATTCTCTCTTATTTATAGGGGTATCCTTACAGATTTACTCAAACAAATCTTGAGGGTCTTTACTTACATCTTCCCAGAACTCTTCCCAATCTTTTTCACTTGCTTCATAAAATCCATCCTCATTAACCTTCTTACGGTTCTTAGGAGTTCTTACATCATTGTAGATCTCTCTTAAAAATTGTTTATCCATCGATTATAAACCCCAATCTACGATAGTCATTATCTTCTATGTATGATTCTACTTTGTCCCCTTCCCATACAGGTACTACTGATTCATTATTATATCTAAAGTCTGGATTACGTCGTAAATGTATCTCAATTAATTTACCACCAATAAATTCACAATTAATCCAATCATACCTAGAACTTATATCTAAAAGTATATTAGGAAGTATTAGGTCTCTTTCTACCTTATACCATCTCTTCCACTTATACAGAGGATCCTGGGAGTCTCTCAGACCCTTTATAGTGAGTTCTTGTTGTCCTTTATAATAATCTACTGATATATGTTCTCCTTCAAATATTTCACACCAAAATTCACCTGGATGTAAATGTTCTGTATCACTCTCAAGATGTTCTATACGAGCATGTCGTCCCATTCCCATAAAATTAATACATGGTCTGACAATATAAAAACCAGGCTTGGGTACTTCTAGACCAGCTGGTCCACAAGTATATCCCAATACCTGGCTGAGTTGTAATTTATTATAAATCCATAAATCAAAAGGATGAACAGAATTCCATTCATCCTTGACTGTTAATTTATAATTATCGTCCTTGTCCACGATATGGTTTCCTTGCCTTGTTACGACTCGTTGCTGCATACTTAGTATGTTTACCATTCCCTTGACGAGTATTCTTTGGAGAAGATTCGATCATTGCCGAACCCATCAGAGATTTTTTGAGTTTTGCCATTAATTACTTACCACCCTCATAAGAAATACAGAAACCAACAGCACTACCTAACAAACCAATTACAGCTAAATTAGTAACAAATTCATTCTTAGCGTCTTGAGCTTTCAATGCAATGAAAAGTGAAACAATACCTACTAATAAGAATTTAACAGGACTCCAATCAGTGGTGTATATAGTTTCATATTCAATGATGTCACGACATCCACAATGTGGACATTTTAAAGAACGATTCTTACCTCTAGGATGCCAAGTGTAATTACATCTATTACACTCATTCTTTGGTCGAAAGGTCATGCCTGTTTCATTTGTACTTAGTTATCATACTAAAAAAGGTGGGACCTGTCAAGGAACCCACCTTTAATATCAGATGACTCGCATCTTTTCATGTCCAACTCGAATTCGTGGATCACACCAGATCTCATATCCAGCTTCAATTGCGTCCAAACAGAATGATACATCCTCACCACACATATCTTGAACAGCACCACTTTCAAACACTTGCATCTTTGGTGCAAACCATGGATACTTCATCTTCTCATTCTCAAAGACACCATTCTGAATCATGACCCAACCAAATCCAGTGTAGTCAACAGTAAATGGTTTCTTACGTTTCTGAATACCATCAACCATTTCATGATTCATTACACCACCATTATTCCTGAAGTCATCTTCTTCTAACCAATGTGCAACAGAGGTTGTCCGCCCGTCTTCAGTACTATACCATCCGGCAACAATCTCTTTCTCCTCTCCCTCAGAGTTTAACGCGAGGTCGCACAGCTGCCAAAACTTCTCACTGGTAAACACAATATCAGAATCAATCCATAACTGATAATCATACTGAAGTTTTCCATCCCAAGGAATTTGGTCAGGACCTCTCAATACATTTGCGCCAAGACACTTACATCGTGCGAAATTCACCATGCTTGAGTAATCCTGACTGATCTGAATACTCATCTGGTTTTGTACAAGATCAAAACATAATTGTACAAAATTTTTCATGAATGTATATGAACATCCCCTTCCAGGTAAACAAAATACAATTGATTTACCTCGCATCCTTTCTTTAATTGCCTCATAGTCCCACTCAGGACCTTCACTCTTCTTTCCTTTTGGTGATGAAGCTTTTACTGTAAAACCTTTTGCCATGAATTAGATTCACTCCATTTCAGTATTCATTATACCAAGTATGTATACCTCTGTCAATTCGAAAATACTTCGGTTTTCCTGACATCAATAACTGTGTTCCTCTCTCGTCTTTAGTACACTTACTACTTCATATGAGAGATCATCAGTAGTATAGTCAGTCTTCATTAGGCCGACTAATGTATTCAATATATCCCAACTTGTCTTGAAGTTCTCCTCACATAAACTATGCAATACACAATTATCCTTCAAGTATATGTGGTAAATTTTTTCTGGGGAAATTTTTTCCATACACCTTAAATCATCTTCCAAATTATATATGGGGGCCTTGTGTCATAAAGGCCCTCGACCTTTTTATAACATTTTTATACCTGGGAATTTTTTTATGTGCACGCAAACACTCTCTCGAATTTGGTCCGTTGTAGGTTAGGGAAGTTGCCGTTTTTGAGCGAGGGGGGGGCCATACTTAAACCTTACCTAACCTTATAACCGCTTTGCGCGGATCGCGACATCACATAAGACCCATAATCACT